GACCTGGCGGGCGGGCTGTTGCTCCGCATCTTCAGGTACTTCACCCCGATCTCCGGGAGCACGCTCTTGTTGAACACCCAGTCGATGTCCTGGCGCTCGGGCTGGAACACCTGCTGCTCCGCGAACCGGAGCGCGGCCAGGGCGGTGGCGCGGTTGAAGTCTTTAGTCTCGCCGCGCAGCAGCCGGGGCAGGCGGAAGCTGGTGCCGATCCGGTCGGCGCTCCGCAGGTCGTAGTTGACGAACAGCGCGTCCGACTGCTTGTCGTCGGCCAGCGACTGGTAGGTGATCTGGGGCAGCTGTCCCTGCTCGCCCGGCTTGTGCGCTCCCTGCTTGGGGTTGGCCTCGATCACCAGCATCCGGTGGAAATTCTCGGTCCCGTGCAACTCCTGGCGGATGCGGGACTCCAACCGCTCCCTGGTCGCCCTGGGGATGGTGCCGCCGGTCACGAACAGCATCCCCGGCGGGATGCTCTTGTTGTCGAAGTAGAAGTAGTTGACCTCGTCCGCTGCTCTGGTCCCCAGCACCGCAAGCAGGTTTCCGACCCACCTCGGCGGCGGGCACGGGGTCCGGGCGCTGTGCTGGGCGATCCACAGCAACTCGTTCGCCGGGCGCGGTGGCTCCTTCTGGTCCTCCTTGGACTCCGCCTTGACCAGCGCGGCCTCGTCCTTGTACCACTTCCCGGTGGCCGCACTGACCACCCTGGGGTCACCCGGCGACTTGAAGTAGACCTTCCTGCCGCTCACCCGCTGGACGAAGCGCCTGAACCGACGCATCACCTTGATCTCGCGGCTCTCGCTGATCGGGGTGACCGTGTCCTCCTCGACCACCTCGACCTTCTCGCCCTCGTCCACCAGCGGGCGCACCGTGTAGGCCGGGACGTAGTTCAGCCGCTTCAGCCGACCGTAGCCGTCGCGCACGAACTCGATGCAGCCCCACCCGTGGCTCTCGTAGTCGGACCGGACGATCCGCTTCAGCTTCACGAAGTTGGCTGGCATCCCCTGGATCTCGGACACACACTGACCGAACCAGCTGTCGAACACGAAGCGGTCCCGCTGAAGCTGGGCCTTGATCTCCTGGATCTTGGCGTCCACCTCCTCGTCGGTCACCTCGTCCTCGACCTCCCCCTCCTCGCCGTCCTGGGGTGGGTCGCCTGGGGGGTCGTCTGCCTTGGACTGCTTCTTCTGCTCGGCCTCCGCCAGCGTCTCCTCCTCGGCGTCCGCCCACCGTTCGATCTGGAGTGCCAGCCGGACGATCTCCCGCGTCTCCTCGCACTCCAGGTCTTCCATCCACTGCTCGCAGGTCACGGCCTGGTAGCCGAACCCCTCGATGTTCTGGACGTAGGCGGCGATGTTGGGCGCGACGTGGCCGCATAGCTCCACGTAGTTCAGCAGGCTCTCCGGGTCATAGGGTGCCACGATAGCACCGGCTCGACCCCAGCCCTCCTCCTCGGAGGTGATGTCCTGGATCGCGGTCGGCTCGTCGATGGCGTTGCCCGCGAGCACACGGGCCTTGGCCATCAGAGCGATCACTGGGGTCGGCGCGGTCTGCGTGCCCTTCTTGGGCGTGCGCGGCTTGCGCTTCCCCCCTGTCGGCTTGCCGGATGCCATGGCCTACAGGTTCGTCCCGGTGACCTTGACCCGCGTCCCGGTTCCCAGCAGCCCGACCACCGTCACCTGGACCCGCACCCGCTGGTAGTGGGCACCGACAGCACCGTCCGCCGTCGCGGCCAGGGCGTCGATTGCCGTCCACTTCCCACCGGCCACCGTGCCCTGTAGCTCCCCGGTGAACGCCTTGCCTGCGCCGATCACTGCGTCGTAGCCCTTGTTGGTCAGCTGGTCGATCCGCACCTCCGGGCCGATCCCGACCACCGCGTTGCCCGCTCCGTCGTTGGGGATCTCCACCAGCACTTCAAATGGATTCGGCATTGCTCTCTCCTAAATCTTTGCTCTCACCTGGAGCCACGCCCCGGTGATGCCGCCAGTCCCCAGGCCGTTCTGCTGGACCACCAACTCCAAGCGGTCGGTGGGCACCAGGTCGATGGGGGTGGCTGGCAGGCTCGCGTTGCACTCGCGGTTACGGTTGTTGCCCGTGACGATGTGCATCCCTGGAACGGGCGCACCGTTCAGGTGGACATCGCAGGCCAGGTTGTACGTGTTCAGTCCAAGGCCGGTGGACTCGCACTCCACGATGAAGCTCACGTCGTAGCGGTGCTCGTGGCCACAGGTCACCCGTTCGGGGTTTGGTCCTGCCACGTCGCAGTTGAGCACCAGCGGGTTGTCGTTCAGATCGGCCACCTCAAACGGGATAGCGTAGGGCACCGCGAACGTCGCCGGGGCGATGTTGCTTGTCCGCCTGGCCTTGGTGACCACATCCACCAGCGATATCCGCAGCCAGTTCTGTGGCGGCGTCGGTCCGCCCACAGCGCCCAGGTGGACGGTCTTCCCCTTCGGCACCTCCAGCCTGGCCAGCCCGTCCTGGAACGGCCCGACGATGGCGCACTTGTTCGGCCCCCGGATGTGGTGAATCCAATACTCCCGCAGCAGGCCGTCCGTTGGCAGACCCGCGCTATCCGGTAGCTGGATGTCCACGTCTCCGCCGTTGGTGGTGACGATCAGCACCTCGTCGGTGGCGAGCACCAGCGAGTCGGACGCCGGGACGAACCGGAACCGCTTGGTGCTGGCGTCGTCGGTCAGCGTGTTGATGCTGGCCTGGATCTCACGGATCAACTCTGCCAGCTGCCGCTGGCTGTCCGGGTCGTGTATGATGTTCCGCTCGCCGCTGAACCAGTCCACGGGGATCAGGTCGATTGTCATCAGTTGCGCTCCTTCTTCAGTCTGGCGCGGACATCGGCAGCGGCCTTCCGGCAGGCGTCACGAACCCGCTCGTCCACGCCAACCTCGTCGGCCCGTGCGTCCAGCTGGCGTAGCGCCTTCTTTCGCGCCTGGTTGGGTAGCCGGTAGATGTCCCCGGCCAGCGCCTCTGCGAAGCCGCCGGACTCCAGCGCCTTCTGCATCTCCCCCATCATCTTGTCGAAGCCGTCCGGCTTGACGCCCTGGTTCCTGCTCACGCACCGGCAGACGATAGCGGCCTGCTCCACCTTGCCGTCCTCGGTGGGGATGTCCTTGTAGCCGACGATCCCACGACCCGCACAGTGCTTGCAGCCAGACTTGGCCTTGCTGAAGTCGATGTCCCTGGCCAGCCGGACTCGGGGGGCCTGCTTGGTGGGGGGTGCCGTCGCGTTGGGTTGGTCATTCATCTGTCTGCTCCTCACTGGTCTGTTCCTTGTCGCGTGCCTGCCACCACTCCAGGAAGCACCGACGACACGTAGGCACGAACTCGACGTAAGTGCCTTTCGACTTGTGCGGTCCCTCGTGCTCGACTGGGTCGCCGCTGCTCCACCTGCCCGTCATGGCCTCGACGATGGTGAAGCTGTCGCGCAGTTCGGTCAGCGGCACCAGGCACCGGGCGGGCGGATAGTGAACGTCGCGCAGGGACACTGGCATTAGGGGATCGTCGTCCGGCCCCAGGCCGCTGGCCTCCAGATCCTCCAGGCACCGCTCCAGTCGCTCGTCGTCCATGGTCACCTCGACGCCGCCGGTCAGTGCCATGGACATCCCGACCACCGGCTCCCAGCGGTCGTCGTCCACCAGCACCGTCACCGGCTTGGTGGTCACCATCGACTTTCCTTCCAACTCCCGAAGCTCTGGCCCGTCGAACATCATGGTCACCCTGGCGTCATCGGTAGCGAACTGTAGTCCGGTGGTCCCGCTCGCCGTGTCTCGCAGCAGCCGTTCAAAGCAGCCACCGCTGGCTTTCACCTTCTCCGTCCAGCCCGACTGACACGTCAAGGACATTCTCGCCTCCTGTGGCCCAGGCGTCAAGGAAGTAGCGCCGGGCACCGTTGAGCGCCTGGCTGAAGGCGTCCACCATGTCGTCGTGCTTCCCGAACGGGAAATCCAGCAACTCCCCGACCAGGTCACCACGGTCCGGTGACCAGCCCAGCCCAGGGTCGTCGGGGTCCAGGCTCTTGTTGAACACCACCCGCCCGGACTCCAGCAGCGGGGTCACCGCCGCCAGCCGATGGAACTTGCTGACCTGGGGGCTGGTCGTCTCGACGATCCCCCACAGGTCCGGGTGGTCGTTCAGCACCCACTCGTCCAGTGTGCTCTGGCCCACCTTCTCAATCAGGATTCTGAACGGGTCGTACAGCTGCCACTCCTTGAACACCTCGGCGGCTTGCTGCTTGATCGTGATGTGCGCGTGCCAGGCGTCCACGACGTAGACCAGCCGGTCCTGGGGGTCCACCGCGATCACGCAGCAGGCGCTGAAGTCGTTGTGCTCCTTGATCCCCACCGCCGTGTCGTAGCTGGTGAAGTAGGTCAGCCGCTCCTTCGCTGCCTGGTACTGCTCGTCCTGGGCCAGGTTCTTGAACCCGATCCAGTGCTCCTTGACCAGGCTGGTCGTCTCGTCGGTCACCCGGTTCCTGAACGCCCGGTTGAACTCGATGCTGCCGATCTCCCGCCGCTTGGCCCGCAACTCTGCCTCGGGCCACTTGTCCGGCCACAGGCTCCCGAACTGCTCGTCCACCTTGTAGACCAGCTGGGCGTACTCCGTGTTGTCCAGCAGCGAGTGGTTCAGGTCGTCCTTGTGCCACAGCGTACAGATGCACCAGACCCGGCTGTGCGGCTCCAGGGTGTTGGACCAGTCACTGAACCAGGCCCGTTTCGCCTCGTCCCTGGCCTTGACCCAAAAGGCGTTCTTGCGGTCCACCACGTCGTCCGCAATCAGGATGTCAGCGCGACCGCCCGTGATGTTGGACCCGATGCCCGCCGCCTCGACACTGGCGTCCCTGTGCCTGGCTGTCCGCTGGACGATGATCCGGTGCTTCGACCACTCTGCACCCTCGTCCGGGACCAGCCTGGGGAACACATGGCGCAGCCGCCGGTTGGATTCCAGGTGCTGGCGGATTTCAAACAGTCGCTCCATGGCCCTGGCGTCGGACGCGCAGACGATCTTGATCCGCAGGTTGGGGTCGCGGCCTAGCTCCCACAGCACCCGCCCCACGATCTGGGTCGTCTTCCCGTGGTCACGGGGGGCCACGATGATGACCCGCCGCTCCGTGTCCATGGCCCGGCTCCAGTCCTCGTGGAACCACTGCATCTCCAGGGGGGCGTCGTTCTGGGGGTCGCTGAACACGTACTCCATGAACGCCGGGAAATTGTCCTGGGCCAGCAGCGCCCAGGTGGACATCAGCGCCCTGACCTGCCGCTCCAGCTTCTTGGGGGGTGTGCTCCGGTGCTCCGGTGCGGAGTAGTCTACCCGTGGCAGGTGCCCGGCGGGTGGCCTGTACTTCGGGTGAAGTCGCCCGATCTCAATCGCTGGCGCTGCTGTCATCATCCAGGTCGATCTCGCGGGCTGGCTCCTTGCCGGTCCTGGCAAACTCCAGCATCTCTTCCAGGGTCCATCCCGCGAACTCCAACCCGACCCCCGCCTTGCGGACCCCCACCTTCAAGTCGTCCCCGCCCAGCAGCCGCTCCTCCAACAGGATCAAGTCTTTCAGCGCGGACGGCACCTTGTCCTCGCTGATGTTGTCCAGGTCAAACTTGTTAAGCAGCTTCTCGGTCAGCTTGCTCTTGGCCAGCTTCACCAGCTTCAGGTTCGCGGACCGGGCCTTGACCAGCGCGTTGTCCGCCCGGCGGCGGGCCTTGCTCTCCAACTCCAGCCACCGCTGGTGGATCGGCACCATCCCCCGGCTCGGGTCGCCCTTGCCGTCGATGTACTTCTTCGCCGTCTTGTGTGAGCACCCCGCAGCCTTGGCCGCGTGCTGGATCTGCTGCTTCCCGCAGTACGCCACCCACAGCTTCTCGTATTGCTCCTGGGTCAGCCTGCTCGGTGCTCCGCGCCGCCCGGCTCCCTTCGGCAGCTTCCCACCCTTCGGCGGGGCCTTGCCGCTCCCCCTGTTCTGTCCACCTCTCGGCACTGGGCTGTCCTCCTGGCGACCGCTGGCAAACGCTCGGGCGCTCGGTCCACCATTTCCCCCACCATATCACAAAATCTTTGCTCCGCACCAGCCTTTGTCAAGGGTCAAGTCCCCTGGTAGCTATCAAGCACCTTTCAGTTGCCTGCTGTGGTGCCTGTCAAAAATGCGGTCGGCGTGTTCCCTTGTTGTACCAGTCCGCAGGTAATTCTGTACCTGGTGGTCGGAGTTGGCATGATTCTTTATTTCGGCAGTGATTTCGGGTAGATACATCGGCGCGTGCCTGGAATCCGCTGCGCCTGGAAATAGAAGGTGTTGGAATGATTGAAGAAATCGGGAATTACAGTATCGCAGGGGGTCGAATACATCGGAGCGGGCGTCTTTCTCTCTTGAGTAGTAGGGTGAACGGGGACACGTCCGGGCACTACGGGGCGTCCTGGTGGCTCTTACGGGCAGCTGCTTGTTCGGGGGTGTCTCGGTACGGGTCGGCGTCTCCCCACTCCTCTATCGGGGGGCACGGGCACTCGTAGGCGTGCTGGTCGTGGATGGTACACCAGAACTCGTCGCAGTTGGGGCATGGTATCCAGCAGGCAACGATGCCTTGCTCGCGCTCCCTGGCCAGGTGGACACACGGGGCCAGTCCACCACATTTGCACGACTTCCCTTCGTGCCAGCAGCACTCCATCTCGCTGTCCTGGGGCGGGCCGTCCAGATGCACCTCGACGCTGCTGCTCCCCTCCCGGTCGTGGTGGGCCGCGATGACATCCACCTCCCCGGTCCGGTCAACGTAGAACGAATGGTCCGGGTGGACCGCGCTCAGTGCCTCGGCCACCTCGTCGATGGTCGCCGCCTCCGGGTGGGCCAGGGGCAGGGGGGTGCCGTCCGGGCCTCCCGTGGCTCCCCGGCAGTCGTAGGTGACCAGGGTGTCATTGACCAGCCGCACCAGCTTC